AACTTCTTTAATTACGGTGTTTGTAGTTAAATATTTTCTGGGAAGATAAAATATATCAACACCATAAATTTTTAACTGCTCATTAATTAAATCCTGGACAAGATTCTGCTCACCAGTAGTTCCTTGAGTAAAGTACGGATTAAGAACCATGATATTAACCTATCATATCTAATGGTGGTAACTCATATGTAGACATCATCTGATCACCAATCCTTTCTAATTCTTTTGTTGCATCATCATAAATTTGCCTACCATTAAGTTCTACTCCACCAGGAAGTTTTACTCCTTGGAATTTAATTAGATTCTGTCCCCATTGACGTTTGAATAATTGAGTGGTATATCTTTTTAGGAATGAATCATTCCACACTCTTCCATAATCAGCTGGATCTACCAATCTCCAACAATCAATAACAAAATAATCATCTTTAGTTACTTGATTCCAATCAACATCAATATACAATCTATCCATTCTTTGGTTAAATCGTATTTGCTTTTCAGTGTTAAGTAAATAATCAAGATCAGACAAGTATGTCTTTGTCATTGCATAAGTCAAGAGTTCCATAGAACCCCAAGAATATACATCATTCAAAAACAACTGATACTTCACACTAAACATATTGCCAGTGGTGGTTTGAGAACCATCATATCTAAAAATCTTATTGACCCCAATCACTGCGGGATCCATTTGAATATAATTACTAGTCTCATAATAATTAAAAGTAACAGCAGTACCAACTATCGTAGATTCAGCTGATGTAGTGGTAATTCCTAAAGTATTGCTGGAACCTGCTTCATTAGTTGCAGTTCCTCTATCTATATCATCTTGACTAATTTTATATTTTAAATATGTCTGAGCAGCACCATCAAAATGCCTTTCCTGAAAAAGTTGAAGAGCATCATCAATTAAATCTTCGCACTGTTCTTCAGCTAGATTAATTTCCAGCACAGGAGCACCCAATTGCCTTAGGCAATACTGCTTAAAATCTGATCTACTTGCTGGATGTGCCATCTATACAGTACCTCTATAATATTTAGTTAAGCTGAACCAGGTGAAGAAGAAATACCCGCATATACGATAGCATTACCCTCTATAATATTATAAACTGTGGTTCCTGTACTTATTAAAACATTGTACATGTACCTTCCAGCACTTAATGCTCCAGTTTGGGTGGCACCATACGATACCCTTATTTTCCCATCCGCAGCACTAGTAAACCCTACAGTAAAAGTTGCCTGAGAACCTAAAGTTGCTCCAACAGCAACACTTTTTACCATCTGAGATGATCCCGTATAATCACTAAGATCATATGCAGTACTTCCAGTATCAACTATACTAAAATCTGCTGCCAACGCTGAACCACCATATATGGTTAGGTTAGCACCAACAGGTACACCAGCAGTAGGGTCAAATACTATTGTCTGACTAGCCATGTGATACTAACTCCTTGAGTAAAGATTTGATCTCATTAATTTCACTTTTCAAAGAAGCAAGATCTTTTTCAATGTCATCAGTTTTTTTGTATTCTAAACTCTTGGCATGACGTTGTGCAACATACTTATTATAATCTATTTCATTAGTATTCAATATTGAACCTGTGCTAGGATCTCGTACTAAATTGTCGTGATCCTTTACTTTATAATAATCCATATTACGCTAATGCCATTACTCTTAAATCTTTCATTCTAGGAACATAAACTTGATTACTAGAAGTAAGTATCACTTTAATCCTATAAGATCTAAATGTAGGTAAATCATCAGCAGTAAAGGTATAATCTTTATATTCTAAAGTCTTAGAGTTAAATCCGTAACTATTAGTCTTAAGAATAAATTTGTCAGATTGTCCATTACTATCTTGTCTAGCAATTATTTCACCTTGGTCATTAAGGTTACTAAATCCAGGGAAAGGTATGAAAATAGGTCTAAATCCTGGTTTTTCACTAATTGCATAGAATGCTCGAACATCGCAGTTTTTATTAATGTGGGCAGCAAGAATAATCTTCAGAGAAGAAGCTGAGTTCTCTAATTGAATTTCTTTAGAAATATACTGACAAGCAGTTGGATCATCAATAATTGAATTAACTCTCTTATCTGTTGCATAATCAGAAATTACATCATTTACTCTGCTTGAAGTAAGAATGGTGTTAATTCTCTGAGCATCAATTACTGGACTTACACGAGAATCTGTTGTTGCAAGGTTCAATCTCAAATTCATAGACTTCTCTCCAGGAAGAGTAGTTAATTTATTCTGAGCGTTAATATTAGATGCAACTATTCTTGTAGTATCAAGATAGTTTGTTTCATTTATAGAAACTGTCTCATAACCCACATCTACCCAAGGAATTTCACTACCACTTAAACTCTTTCCAGTAACAGATCTAAGTTCACCCTCTAATGAGGTTCCACGAACACACATATTTTGAACCATTGGAGTAATAACTTCATATGGCATATTTTGTGTTGCTCTAGTCTTGTATCCACCAGAAGACTTCGATTCATTTATAAACAACTTAGCAAATCCTTGATCTTGAGATCTATCAGTATTTGCAGATGTACTATCCAAAATTAATGACATATCCAATTTGACATTATAAGAATCAAATGTAATTGGGTTATCAACAGTTACATCAGATAAAGCATGTGTCCTGTTAATCCTTGCTAAATTAACTCCACTTAATTCATACTTGTAAACCGGTGTTCCAACAGGATAAGAAGTAGCATTAGTACCTCTTACAATATTTCCACCAATAGTATTACCAGCAACATTTGTATACTCAATAATTTCTTCACCAATCTGCAGGAATCCAACGTTAGTAGTTCCAACTCCAACCTGTTCAAAGGTTGAGAATTCTGATGCACTTGCAACAGCAAGTCCTCCCGTAGATCCTACGTCATATGCAGCCGTTAACTTAGTGGGTTTAACATCCGATTCTGCCTCAGAAATAGTGACACTATTATCCGTCCAATACATACCATGGTTTTTATGATCAACCTTAATATGTAAACCATCAGTCGCAGTATCAACCACATCAAGTTGAACTCCACCACCATTAGTCCAGTTCAATTCGGTTGTAATACCAGCATTATTGGCAAAGGTCATTGTATATCCAGCACCTGTCTGGAATGTTCCTTGAACATTATCAACAATTAATTCACTTGTACTTCCAATACCAGCAATAGTTAATCTTGCATTGGCACCTACATTCTTAAAGTCAGTAGATCCAAGAGTAGAAAGACCAACTACATCACCAATCATATATCCATTACCACCGTCTCCAGTAGCACTATTAATAGTTGCACCAGAAGAAACAATTGATCCAGCATTAATAGTGATGTCAGCAGTTGCACCGTGACCATTACCACTAATGGTTACAAGATTAACTCCAGTATAAGTAACTTGACCACTTGACGGAGTATATCCAATACCAGCATTTAATATACCTAAATCACCTGTTGCAGTACCAGCAGAACCAACATAATTAGCAGACGCTAAAGATTCTGTTTGAGTTATGGTATTACCAAATCTCAAATCGGGATCAGCAATACCCACATCAAGGGCTAATCGCTGTTCTCTAGATATCAGATTCAACGAATTTGGTGCTAATTTTGGTATTTGATTATTACCCTTCGTAAGTTCAGGATTATAAGTTTCAATTGTACCATTCTCTAAGAAATCTGCTCTATAAAGAGTAAACTTCAGATCTTCCCACTGACTTGCTTCCCATGTAGAAGCATTCTGTGATTTAAATAAAGATCCAAGATATGGTTGGTTAGAAATATACGTTTGTGATATTAAATCATTTTCCCCTATTCGAGAAATATAAACACTATACTTCGTAGAGTTAGATGCTAAACAAATAGCATATTCTTGACCACCTTCCAAATAAACAGGTGCTTTAAATTGAATTGTAGTGGCAATAGATCCATCACTAGATGTTTCAATCTCACCAGGTTGTACGATAATTTCAGAGAATGGTAGAACATGTTGTGTTGGATATCCATTCTTCATTGTCCTCAATTGGAATACTAAAGGAACATCATTATCATCTTTAGATCTAAAGAATACATCACAACTGGTTAAAAATACACCAGTTGCATCTTCAACTAAGAATGACTGAGCAAGTGGGTCATACCAACCAACTTGAACCGTCTCATTAGTTTGTCCAACAACATTACTAGAAACCAATTCAGTTCCAAGTTCTTGAACAACATTTCTTTCTTGGAATTCTTGTTTGTTTTCAATACGAGCATTTCTAACAGAAACAATATTCTCTTGAACAGTCTCTAAAGTTCCTGCAGATGTAAAGACTTCTTCTGCAATAGTTGAAGCATCATCCTGATCATTATCTTCTTCATTTACAAGAGTAAAGACTTTAGTACCTGTTTCGAATTTAGGATGATTAGCATTATTTGGATTGGGGAGATAGAAACTTCCCGCAACATTAGCTGCTAAATCCGAAACTAATCTTACATTACTAATAGTTGCTTGAGCACCACTAGTTTTTCCAGTAAGTTTCATTCCTTCTTCTACCCAACCAAAGAATTCACCTTGTGCTTCTTGTGATAAAGAATAAGTATCTACATTAAGAATAGTAGATGTAGATGAATATGTAGCAGGAAGAGGGGTATTTGTATAAGGACTTTCTGGGTAAGTTGCAGTAGGAGTATCATAAGGTCCTTCAAAATGATTAGATTGAGCAACTCTAAAGGTAATACTTGGAGTACTATCAGTGTTTTGATCACCTACACCAACTTGAAGTACTTGACCAATAACTGTTTCTCCTACAGAGAAAGTTCCTGAATCCATTGTAATTTCAATAAGTTTAGGAACACAATATTTTGTTACATCCCTACCATCGAAGAATCCATACATTTTAGTCAATGGCTTCATTCTCTTAGCAACAAATTCAATATTACGAGATCTCATAAAGGAGATAAGATCTCTACTTACAACTCGATCCCCAACAGATTCTTGATCAAAAGATTCAACTACTTGAATTTGATTACCAACTCGTGTTTCTGTTCCTGTTAATGTAGTCTGTTCAAAAACATCTTCTACAACATCAACTTGAACACTTGCAAAAGCAGGAACCAATCCACCACCATTAGCATGACCCATCCATCCTTGCCAATCTGCATTTCCAGAAGTTGAAGTATTAGTCTGACTCGTCCGAATAGTAGTTGATCCTGTCCAATTAGTTTCCCAAGATCCCCACACCATAGGACCAAATCCAGTTTGTGGATCTACACCTTCATTCTTTACAAGGTTATCAAAAGTTGAAGCATAATTACCTTCAACATCAATAATCTTAGCATCCAATCTTACTGTATCAACCCATGTATCAGATGCAGGAGTCAATTCCATACTTCCCTGCCAGAAACTAATCAAGAAAGGTGTTACACTTTCAGATCTTGTGGCAAAGGTCTGTTTAATATATTCAACTTCAGAATAATCAAGAGTTACTACATCACTCTGCTTTCTTACATTAGTTCCTTCAATAGTAGTAAAGTTTTGATCAGCAGTTGCATCTATATTAACAACTGGACCAAATATTAGATCAATAGAATTAGTATAATGTCTTGGTCTTAATTCACCTACTTTTGGATCAATAGAATTTCTAACCTTAACATTAGTTTCTTGAGTACGGAATGAACTAAAGTTATCTACAAAGAAACCAGACTTAAACCTATTCAATCCAGCTCCATCAGGAACAAACATATTAGCGGTATTTGTTTCTAAAAGAGATAAAGCAGTATAATATTCAAGACTCTTAATTCTATCATCAAGTTTCTTAATATCAACCATCCTATATCTCTTATGCTCCATAAATTGAAGCACTGCATCCTGTGGTTGATAAAGATATGGAGGAAGTTGTACAGTTGCAATCTCTATTGCTTCTTCAACATGAATTGGTTTCTCTGGTCTATCTGCGGGTTGACCATATTTAACTTGGAATACACCATCTTTGGTAAGGAAAACTCTATCAATTCTTCCTTGATAATAAGAGAATGTAGTTAAAATATCTTCATCAGAAGCTAAGATATTTGCAGCAGAATTTCCACTTGCATTAAACGATCTACCATAGAATTCTAATGGAGATCTTGCTCCTTCTTCATTAGTGAATGCACTAACTCTAGGTCTAATATCAATAATATCAGTATTCCTCACCCCATTAAAACTTCGTATTTGGGTTGAATAATCAAAATTCTCATAAGAATCTACTGTTGTAATATCTCCATCATCAGTGGATTCAAAATATGCACTAGAGAAATAAACTTTTAATTTCTTCTTAGGAGTTTCTGCTTCAGATTTTCTTTTAATTGTACCAAAATTGTAAATAGTCTTTTCTTGTCCCGTGGTAAAGGAATAACTTTGACTAATATTGAAACTTGGTGCATCAAGAGTTACAACTTGAGCATTAATCTTAGATTCTTTAGAAATAATAGTTTCACCTTCTTTAAATCTATTATCATTTTTATAAATGAAGGTGATTTTAGTTGCTGAATTAGCAACCTTCTCTGCTACAACAGCAATTGCATCACTATTCTGTCCTGTTATTTCTTCCCCAATAATATACTCAGCAGTCGTACTTGATGGACTGGTTATTGAAGTAAGAATTACAGAAGGGCATGATAAAGTACCACTAGAGTCATTATCAGAGGCTTCATAAACACCATGAATTTCAATAATATCTGGAACATTAAGAGAAATCTCTTTGTCCTGAACTCTTGTTCCATATGGATAATTTCCATATGTCAAACCATCATTCAAAGTTGTACTACCTGTACCAGATGCTTTATTGGATGACTTATCAATAACAATACTATTAACTCTATTCTCAATTTTTATCTTGGATTTTGGTTTGATCTTTTTCAAAGTAGCAACAAGAGTTGCTTTTTCTGCTACAGCATATGAACTATTATCTGCTAAATTATAAGCAGCAAAAGTAGTTCCTCCAGTAATTACTACTCTATCAGAAGTTAAAACTTCTGTACTACCATCTTCTCTTACCAAGGAATATCTTTCTTCATCAAATGGTAAGAAAGTTTCATTAGCTCCTGCAGTCGGCATTGTAGCAGAAGTTATTTGATTCTTAAGAATTTGAACATCAAATGTTTTTCTAATTGTAATAGATCCATCCGTAAGATCAATATTTGATATATTTCTCTTAGGTAATGCTGTATATAAACTATTATCAGATGATTTTTGTAAGGCAGACTGCAATACTTTTAAATCACTTACAGTAATACCATTACCAGTACCATCAGTAGGTAAATCACTCCCAAGAGCAGCATTAACTCCAGTTACAGCAGTAACAGTTGTAACTGTAACATTTTTATTACTTCCATCAATAGCAGTAATTCTTCCATATACTGGATCTGTAGCATCTCCAGTATACTGAACTAAATTACCAACAGTCGAAAGTCCTACAAGATTTGGATTTGCACTTGTTATAGTAGCAACACCAGCAGCTGCATAAGGAGTAATAGTTGCAACACCAACAGAGAATTTTGTAGAAGGAATTATATCTGCACTAAAGGTGTTAATACCAACAGTACCATCTAATGAACCGTAAAGTGACTTAGCATCAGAAAGTGAATATTTTTGAAGTGACTTAATGGTAGCAGTTCCATACTTGGTCATTGCACCATCTCTATTACCTCCTATGAAATTAAGTTTTTCATTGGGAATAAAGTTGCCATTAGTTTCATAAGCAGTTATACCTGTTCCAGCAGTTACAGCATCCTTCAGGAATCCTGTTGCACCACTACTCTGACCTTCAATGTAAGTTGGAACAGTAAGAGTTTGTGCAGCATTAACTGTAATATCAGTAACCATCTGCACATCATAAAGAGAAA